GCTTTCCAAACACAATACAATGGAACATTACAAAGGTCTGCTAACATACCAATACCTGTGAAGTTTGTAATAAAAGGCTTCTTCAGATTCTTAATAATATAAGCATTTTCCAACATTGGTCTATCATAATCAATAAAGTTATATTTGTTTAGATGTGAAAGAATGTGTGTTTCTCTACGAGCATCAATGTCACCTATAGACCAACGGTCACCAACATAATAATCATTTTTTACTTCAATATCAAATTCTGGAGTTTTTACAATAAAATTATCATCAACATCAAATTCCATTTTATAGTGATCTTTTAACCAATTCTCATAACGACAAGTTTCAATTGGTCGATTGGAATCATTTTTATCTTCACGCATTGGCCATGAACTCAATTGAATGATGTCACCATACAAAAACACCTCATCTTGAAAAAATACGGCTTTAAATAAATCTTGATACATTAAAAATTCTTTGATGCCTTTGAACTTACGCATTTCAGGTTTAATAAACAATTCGTATTTGCCATAAGTTTTACTCACACCAGACATTACTGGCATTCCGTTTAGAAAGTCACCAAGATTGGCAGTTCCGGATAAAAATATTTTCATTTTACTGTATCATTAAAGTTATTAAACAAAACAAACGAATCGTGGCCAAGTTGATGGTCTGGAATAATATTCAAATTAAACATTTCAGGTTTCTTCAACATAGCCATTAACCATAGTGTTTGGTCGTCATCAACCAAATTCTTTTCCAATAGTTCTTCCATACTTTCAACAATCAATCGATTCACTTCTGGCCATAAATCTTTATGTCCAACTTGTTTGGCGCCTAAAATGTAAACAATATTATTGAATATAACTTGTTCGATAGATTGTCCTTCAGGATAAGGTTTATAACCAAATAATTGAAATTTATCACCAAAATTATAAGACCACTTTTTACTAGGCGGAATTTTATCTTGTGTTCGGCAATATCCAAAATCAATACTTGCAACATAATCATTCGTGATTAAGTTATCATTTAAAGCATATTTCACAAAAAAAGATTTCATATACATCAAATGTACATAATTTGGATTCCAATATTCAGGATTAATTTGCTGTGATGGATTAATCTTTCTTTGGAACTCTGGCATTTTTTGAATATCAAGAATTTTTTTCTTTTCACCAATGAATTGTGCCATGTAATCAAAAGGAACAACCGTGGTAATATGTTCTTTACCTTTACGCAAATCAGCAACACGTTCAACAAAATCTGGATGTGTGTAGATAATCATTTCATTATCTAACTGAGCCATGTAACTAAAGCGTTCAAAATAGGTGTCAACTGTACGATGTAGGTAATGTGGGAATCCTTTGTCTGGTGTCCAATCTCCACGACCCATATCAAAGAAGAAGGTTACAATACTGATATCGTTGTTCATAATTTTTCACCAAGCCTTTTAATATATTTTCTTTGCATTATTGGAATTTCAATTTTTAGTTGTTTACATAATTTGTTATTGTTTAAAATAAATTGGTCTTGATTTTGATTTCCTTGCCAATCAGCAATAAATTCTCCTTGGCCATAACCCTCTATCAAACTTTTTGCCACCTCACCAATTTCCGTACCATGGTTTGAACTAACGTTATACACGCCTTGCGGTTTAATGTCAACCACCAACTTTAGAACTTCACATAGGTGTTTTATTGAAATAAAATCTCTTTGTGCTCTAGGATTTACATTATATACAATTCTATTTGTTTGTTTTAATTGGTTCATACAGAAACCCATAAAAGAATTTCTGCCATATTCAAATCCATAAACATTGGATGCTCGTACTATTGTGAGTGAGCCTTTGAGATCCTGTAATTTATTCTCAACTATTAATTTATTTTCACTATAGTAATCAGAAGGATTTGTATTTGAATTTTCATCATAAACCTTTAATTCTGAATTTGATCCATAGACTTTTCTGGTACTCATCATAATATAGTGACAGTCATTTGTAATGGCAGTTCTACCAATCGATAAATCAATATTGTTTCTTTCTTTCCACGGTTCAACTCTCATTTCAGGTGTGATGATACAATTTAATACGGTATCATATTTGGTAAAATCCGTAAAAATGATATCCGAGTAATCAATGATATCAACATCCTTAATGCTGTGAAAAAAGGATTTGCCGATAAAACTATTTCTACCAACGATTAGAGTTTTTTTCATGACCAATAATATTTCTTATAGTTGTTAACAATTTCAATATGTAATGGAGTGCTCGTGACGAAATCATCATAATCATAACCATCGTTTGTGTGGTGGTGTGTATCAGTCATGTAAGGATTAACACTATAATCTTTTCCACATAACATATAAAAAACCACCATATAGCAATCCATGTATCCCAATGGATTATATTGTTGTTGAAACTTATCATGATTATCTTTGAACCATTGCATCACATTATCATAATTTTCTAGAAAGGTTGATACTTTAAAGATTGAACCTCCACCACAACCATATTGATTGGTTAATGGCCTCTTACCGGAGAACTCTGTAATACTATCTATAATGTAATCAGGAATAACATTACCGATACGAATATCGTGACCTGCCATTTCCCATGTATCGATAACTGTAATTGGTTTTTTAATCCAAACATCATCTTCCATCATCATAACATGTGATGTATTACACTTCTGACAAGCATGACGGAATCTTTCAAACCAAACTAAGATTTTTTCTAAATTGTAACTAGGATAACCAACTTTTTCGGTGTAAAAACGATAGTCACAATTATACGAAAATGCAATCTTAGACAAATCATCAGATGCGTCCGAAGCTAAAAAATAGTAGGACTCAGGATAATATTTACGGACATTATCTACCATTTTTAATGTCGATAGTTTTTTACCTGCTGAAGCTAAATGGCAAAAAGATATATCCGACATTACATTATCCTATCTTTCCATGTGCGAGGTGTTTTATCCGAAATAATTTCAAGTGGGTAAGTATAATCGAAAGGTTTAGGTCCTTTCTTTTTAACATACGATACAGTTTCTTTAATTGATGTAGTTAAATCGGTTTTGGTTTCATAATTTAATAACTTACGGGCTTTATCAGCAGAACAGGATGCGTGTTTCACTTCTCTTGGTCGGTCAGGCATATGAATTGGCGGCCATATATTATCTTTTTTCATATCGGTTGCTTCAGCAACCAGATAAGCCAGATGGGCAACAGTAATTGTACCTTCATCAGGACCTATATTAATTGTTTCACTTAAAATATTAGGATCTAACGCCATTTTTTCCAAACAACTGATACAATCATCAACGTAAGAAAAACAACGAGTTTGCAAACCGTCACCATAGATGATTGCAGGTTTGTTTTGTAAATTACGATTAATCATAATACTCATTACGTTACGAAAAGGATCATCGTAACGCTGCCTTGGTCCTACAATATTATGCGGAATAGCAATGTTCCATTCCATGCCATGAGTTTCACAAAGCATTTTTAAAATATCTTCACTAGCAACTTTAGCCACCGCATACGGATCTTCAGGTAATGGTACCATATCTTCTGTATAAGGAGTTTGTTGATTGCCATAACGGGCCATACTAGAACAAAAAACAAAACGTTTTACTTTACATTGAATTGCAGCGGAGATTGTGGATACACTTGCTTCAAAAATGTTTCGTGTAATGAAACTAGGACTGAATACTGAAAGTCCTTCATGTGCTGTTGCAGCAGTATGAATGACGATATCACAACCTTCCATAATAATGGTCATTTTATCATTGTCGCAACAATCAATCACATAAAGTTTGGCTTTCTTTGGAACATTATCACGGTAACCACCAATTAGTGTGTCATTACCAATTACTTCATGTCCCAATTCAAGCATTCGGTCCGCAAGGTGACTTCCTAAAAAACCTGCAATACCAGTAATAAAAATTTTCATTATACTCTCTTAATTAAAGTCATGCCGTTGCAATTGGTTCTCCGTTCAACCAACTGCCATTCTGGATGAGAATCTAAAAATTCTTGAACTGCTGGCCAAACACCAGCTTCACCACCTTGGCCAGTATTACCAAACAATTCTGTATCATGAAACAAAATGTACTTACTAACACTACTTGCATGTCGTTCAAGTTCAATCTTGACCTGTTCATATGAATGATAACTATCAACCAACATAATATCGGTGGGTGCAATGGTTGCTGTTCTAGTATCTTCTACATGAAGTGTAACATTTCTACCACCGGCTTTTGCGGTATCAAAGTAAGCTTGGGTTTCTGGATAAATGTGAATATCATAACTGTGCATTTCAATATCGTGTCTTAGAAAGCCTCTGGTGCTCTGAGCATATCCAATGCCAAGTTCAGTTGCGTGTTTACATTCAGAAGTAAGTTCTGAAATCCATGGCAAATGTTCATGCATATCGGATGGCCGAACACATGCGTCTTGATATTCTTGTTCAAAGTCCATATTTAAGTCCTATAGATAAAAAGTTGTGATTCATCTTCTTGGCCATATTTTTCTTGTACAAATTTCTTTAATTCTGGTACACGGTCATATTGATGCACGATTGGAAAAAGTCTATTTTGATAATATACTAAACCATCAACTATTTTTGGTTCTTCACACAATAAATTTGGTCTAAAGGAAGCAATCTTGGATGGATCCACAACTGTTCCCATTTCACAAGCCCAATTAACTGTTGGTTGAATTATATCTTTGAATGGTTGTGTGTTAAGTAATACATTGAATACGGCTTGGTCAACGATGGAAATAGGCCTGTTAATTCCGTTAGTGAAGATATGAAACACCATGTCTTTTACATATTCTGATTTACCACCAAATGTTCCAACATTAAAGATTTCATTATCTTTAAATTGTTCATAAACATAAGGACCATAAGTTTGTAAGAGGTTTTCATTACCCCAAGGTTCATCTTTATACTTTAAACCTTCTGAAGCAACAACAAGTTTATGTTCAATCAAATCTTCGAATGGATCGGTTTGAAAGTAAACATCTTTGACATCAGTAGTTACAACATAATCATATGAATTCCAATACTTATGAAGATAGTCATAGATCGACAGGAAACGTAGAACATGAATTGGCACACCTTGAATTTGCAACATAGGAACAATAACAACACCTTGTTCTTGTAACCAATCTAAAGTTTCTTCTGTTGTGTTGCCTGTAACTAAAACAACATCGTTATCACCAGCAACTTCTTTTGCTGAAATTACCCAAGGTTTTAACTGGTTAATTTGATAGTTTGTAAACCCACCGATGATGAGGTTTTTCGCCATGGGAATTCTCCATTATATTTGTTATTCATTATTTTATTACCATTAATAAAGAATTCTGCGTTGACAGAACCTTTACCACCATCTACTCTATAATTTGCAGTATACTCACCAGTACAATCAAACTTAGTAAAATATTGTGAAACTGCTTGTAAGAATACTCTATCTTGGCCCCAACCGCCATGCCAAGCACTTGCTAATTTTATCGCAATTTCTGTTTTAAGGCAATAGGTGTTCGTATCGACAAGATTTATACCATGATATGTTTGCCATTTACCTAATGATTCACAATCATCGTGGCAAACAAACTCGCCGGATTTATTGCATACATTTCTAAGTGAATAACACCAATCTAAGCTTTTTGATTTGATTGTATTAACGCAAGATTCAACATGGTTGCGTTCATACCAGTTATCCTGGTCAAGATATAAAACATATTGAGTATCAATAAGGTGTGTGAAAGCAGCGTAGACACGGTGTCCATAGAATCCATTAGCACCTACATTCAAAGGCAAATTACAAATTAATATTTTTTTATAATTTGGATGCTGTTCAAAAACTTTAATATGGTTTCTTATAGCGTGAACAAAATCAGGACCATCAGTCACAATATAACATTTTGTGTCGTATGTTTGATCCAATACGGAAGCAATAGCTTTATGTACTGTTGCGGCACCTGTAGTAGGTATAATTACTGTAGCTGTCATATTACCATATCCAAAAAAGTTGATAGCCATTTTGTTTTAGTGGCCGGCTACTTCTATTCATATAATCAAATACGAATTGTCCTTTGCCTGCCACGACATTTTGGCCGTTGCGGTTTTCAATCCAATTATCATCTACACCAATCAAGGCACCAGGTTTTAGTGCTGGTGCAATCGTAAGCAATTCATATAGATGGTGTAAAGCGCTTTGCTGAACTACATCAGGCCTATCTCTAGGTGCATCAAAACTATCCAAATAAAGAAAATCAATTTGTTTATTTTCTTCTAATAAAATTGTATTGAGTTCTTTTAGCCTTGTAATGCTATCACCTAAAGTAACAACTGAGTTATCAGAAGTCATTTTACTTTTGGAATAATTTACCGATTCTTCTGCAAGGTCTACTGTCCAAAAATAACCATTGTATTCTTTTATATATTTGTCAAATAATAAGCTACTTTGGCCATCACCTTCATAATTATCCAACTGTCGAGCGCAACCAGTTTCTACTATGAATGGTTCTTTTATTGCTTTGAGGTATTCAAATATGTAATCAAATCCACTCTGTCTATGTCCAAGTCTATCTCTCACATCATTATAAAATTGCATAATTTAATCTCTAGTCAGTTTAAGTATCTTTTCTATTTGCGTTTCAATAATCGGTTTACGATTGGGCCAATATATATATTCTTTCTCTCCAGTCGAATGTAACTTGGTGAGGAAAGGAATAATAATCTTTTCCACTTCGGTTAATCGTGCTTTATAATCATCTGCCGTGGCAGCTGCAGCGACTTTGGCTGACTTATCAATAACTGAATCATATTCTTCTTGAGATACAGCAGAGAAACCAAAATCATCGGCTCCTTCATACTGCTTTGTGAGTTTATCAAAATCAATTAGTGGCATGATTTACCTTATTTTGCTATAACAAATTTACCAGAATCTTCTGTTCTGGATGTTGCATACTGGTATATTATATGAATAAAATTATCAGATTTTTCTTGGTCCTTATTTAACCATTTTTTAATTGGAGGCATAATATTGTTAATTACATTTAATGCACTTATTTCACCACGTTCTAAATCATATGATGCTCTTAATGGTGTTGGTTTTTTACCTTTTTTTGTAGGCTCTGGTTTTCCTCCAATTTTTTTCTCATATTTTTCTAATTCTTCTTTAAAAGCTTTATTTCCTTTATCGAAAGTTGATTTGATTGATTTTGCAAAACTGGGATCAACCAAATCAACTAAAGACGAAAAAATATTTATTGATCCAATTGAACCTGCTCTAGCTTCAGCGCCAGCATATACAACATCACACTTAAAAGACGCTGTTGAAACATCATGTTTAACTTTAATATAATCTTTAGGACTAGAAGGATTAAAAAATATTTTCATATCTCTTGTTTCTTTGGAACCTTTTTTATAAGGTTTCCAATTACTTGTTCCATTATAGGCATATTTTTTTATTTGTTCCATTTCTGTATCACGTTCAAAATTGACTTTTTGTAAAATAACCTCTTTGGTTGTTTTTTTTAAAGATAATGGAAGCAATTGACCGGATAAAATTAAGTCTGCAATTAATTCATTTAGTCTGTCGAAAGTTAATCCGGTTTTATTTGGATTATCTTTTAATTTTTTTTTAATTTCTGCCCTAGCTTGATCAGTAGCAAAGTAAATATCAGCCGGACTCCATTTATTAATATCACCAAAAATGGTTCCTTTTTGGCCAACATCTTCGGTTTTATTTAAACCTTTTTGTGTATTATTGGCTTTTTTAAAAAGTTCTTGAATGTTTTTCATTATGTCATCGTCACCACGAACAAACCAAATTTCAGTTGATTTTGGTTTTTTAATACCTTTAAAACCTGCTATGACCTTATCTATATCCTCTACAAGTTTTTTTGCAATAGAAATAGAAGATTGGTACCAAGTAACATTCTTTTTTAAGAAATCTTGAATTTTGGCTAATGATACCGATGATGTGTCGGTGTGTTTATCATAGATGCTTTTTATAGATTCTTCAAATTCTCCATTCCAAACTATTTCAAAAGCCTGGTACGTTGGAATATTATCAAAATTAAATATTTGACTAAGCTTGTTTTTTCCCGATTTTATTAAAACGTAATCCGCTAAAGCACAAAAAAGAGCTTGTGCGGCTTCAGCTAAAGAAGTATTGTCGGCCATTTTTACCTAATGATTTGTATTTCTTTACCTGAGGTCCAGATTTCGAGTTCTGTCCTCAACCTACCCTCAGATTTGAGGGTTTCGTATCTATTTATAGCTTTGCTCCGCCACCATTCTACCACATTACTTAATTCATGCTTGGCATAATTCTCACCAGGAACTAACACATTAGTTTTACAGTTCATATAATCTATCATGTTATTATACCCATAATCAGAAGTATAATAACGCTTTTTCTCAGTCAACTTTTTGGCGTTCTCAATCGTTATATTGAAAGCATCTCCTTCAGGTGTTCCTTTAAGTGCCGCTTTCGTGAGAGCAATCATCTTGGTAAAAGTTCTTAACTTTCTACTGGTACTTGAAGTATCTCCTGCCAATAAATCTCCAGTAATATTCTCAACATAATTCTTTAAATCGTGATATCGTTCACCGTGCATCATTGGTACAATATCAGATTCAGTCAAACCACGAAAACGAATATAAGGTTTCATGCCATCGTATTGTGATACCGACTTGGTGCTTCCATATAAACTGGTAGTTTCAAATAAACAAATATTCATACCATATTTCTTGTTACAGATTTCTCTAACAGTATGGCTGGTACAAATGGCAGAGAGAAGTTTACCACCAAGATAGTTAAATCCAAATGGCTGTGCTGGTACAATTACAAATCCCATAACACAAGCAGTATTGAATCGTTTAGCAGTATCTTCCTGTTGGATCCAGACCTGTCCTAAGAGTTCGTTTCGGGGTTTCATATAGATGACTGGCGAACCTAACCGAATGAATCCTAGAATCTTTCCTGAGTTCTTCTCTTTGACTGCCAATTGAATATTCTTACCAACTGGTGCTTTATTGATGTGAGAACTGGTAATAGAAAGTAATGATTCCCAGGTTTCGTTTGGTATCTCACACACTTCGATATCCATATCTTTCGGGTGCATAGAAAAATCAGAGAATAAATCATCTTCAATTGGAAACAATGATGTTCCCATGGTATCAAGATTTTTTAATTTCTCATCACGCATATATTCTTCGGTACTTCCAATATTACTAAAGTAATCGTGAAATACCTTGGATACATGAAGAGCGTCAGCTCTTCCTAAAATCATACTTTGAAACCTTCAAATTTCTTGCTGTGTTGAATTTTATTAAATGCTCCAACAGGAGGTTGTCCTGAATCGGTGATGCCCATTTGACCGGATTGTTCAATATCAAACAATTTCATTTTTGCACGATCAATACCGACTGTGAATCGTTTATAGTGTGTTGGATCATTATATCGATTCTTTAATTGTTTTACCATAATCTGACCAAGTTCTTCTAGTTCTTCAGAAGAAATCAAAGCAAACATCAAGTCTGCCGTGGCGGGAAGTCCGAAGCTTTCACTCGTATCTTCAAGTCCTGGATCACTCGATGTAAATCCGCTTCTGGTAGTCTGTGTAGCAGATACAATAGGAACATTACACTCAACAGCGAGGCCTCTAAGTTCTTCTGCGATGCTTTTAACGTAGGTATAGGAATTAATATTCGCACCAGCCTTAATACGAGAGCTACAACAAATATTAAGATAATCAACAAATATAATGTCAGGTACAAAAGAGCGTTTGAGATTAAGTTCATTTAGTAAAGTCCTAAAGTGTGTTACGGAAGCAGCTGCGGTTGGATACTCTTTGATGATAAGTTTACCTGTTGTTTTTTCACGGACACGATTTACTTTCTTGTCGTACATATCTTTTGGTAAGTCCATCAAATCATCAAGTGTTACATTCAATAAATTGGCGTCTATTCTTTCAGCAATTTTTTCTTCAGCCATTTCAAGTGTGATATACAAAACATTTTTGCCTTGGACCATTGCGCCTGCAGCCACATGGCACATAAAGAGAGATTTACCAACTCCCGTGCCAGCAAGAGCAATATTAAGCGTTTTTGCTGGGAGTCCACCCTTTGTGATTTTGTTAAAATACTCCAAATCAAAGGGTATTCGTTCTTCTTTACGATGATAAAATTCATATCGCTCATCTGCATTCTCCAAATAATCGTGACCTACTGTGGTATCAAATGAAACGGCCAAGGCGTCCGATAATATCTTGGGAATTGCACCTTTGTCGTTACTTTTGTCCTTACCATCGAGAATTGAAATAGACCCCAATACAGCATTGTATATGGCCTTCTCTTGGCAGAACTTTTCGGTTTTGTCAATAAGCCATTGAATCTCGGCTTCTGTTTTGCTATTTGCCTCAACCTCTTTGATATAATCTTCACACTTCTGAACTTCGTCATC